ACGGTATGGTTTCGAGGTGAAAGCATGATTAAATTTACCCCATTCGAGGACGAATTAATGTTTAAAGACGGAATATATAACGTAGCGATAACAAATATCGCTACTACCCAAAATAAATGGAATCCTGAAATACCTCAACTTGATGTAACGCTTACTACCACCTCGAAACCATACCGTACTTTACATGGGTACATCGATCTCGAGGGAAAATATAACTGGGTACTTAAACAGTTTCTATTAGCATGCAATGAACATAATGCTTTAGAACTAGGTGAACTGGATCCAGACAAGTTAATTAATAGACGTCTACTCGTGGAGATAGAAAACCAACAAGGTAAAAATGACCCATCAAAACGCTTTCTTAAAATCAAAAAGTATATTCATGCAGACACTAAAGTGGACTGCCTAGACCCAGATTTAGAGATGTCCTCTAATCACACAAACGCTTTCGTGGATGACGATTTGCCATTTTAAATAGGATTAGTTATGCTAAAAGATATAAAAAACGTTAATTGGATTAAACACGTTCCAAAACGTGGTAAAAATTTGAGATGTTTACCTGAGGAAATTTGTGTTGCTTACCGACAAAATAAACATGGCAGAATTGATATAGCCTTTATTATTGGACGTAAATGTGCCGCAACCGCTGGTTTGCAATGTGGCACTATGGTTTCTCTCTGCTCCGCCGAAGATAACCCTAGATTGTGGAAATTGTCCAAGACAACTGGAACTTCTAGAGGCTATAAAATTCACCGTACCTCATCAGATGGCACCCTACAAGCCAAACTGGTATGGACACAGCATAAACCCGCAGAAAGTGAATTTATGTCGCATCCTCTTACTATACATAAGCTCACTAAGTCGGAAATAATAATAGAAGACATAAAAAAGGCTTCCTAGGGGAAGATATGAGATGGCGCCTTCGGGCGCTTTTTTGTAATTATTTAGGAATCCTAAAGGCTCTTTTCATCCAACCTTTTAAGAACTTAATTTGGGTTGGATTACTAATACAAATATCGATATATTCTTGTGCACTTATTTCTTTTACTTTCTCTAACAGTAATTTGGAAGTTGTATTATTTATAGCATAAACAGTTTTTTTACCTAATATGCCGTCTACTTTTATGTGAAATTTCCCATACTCATTTACAGAATTTTGAAAAATAGAAATTCCAGTATTTGCACCAAAGTTAACCATGACATCTAGTAACTTAGTCCTAACTGACCAATCTTCAATTCTACTTAGCTTATAAGCATCATAAAGTGTAGAATAATAGATAGAGAGAGCACTAGACTCAGTCAGTTCCTCCACTACTCCTTCATACCCTATTCCTCGTAAATATTTTTCACTCAAGCCAAACCTCGTCGCACCACCACGATCATCAGGATCATTCGAATATACACCTTCATTTTGGAAAATATAATCCATGCTTTTATAAAATTCCGGAGGATAGTTACCGATATCTGGCAATATATATTTACTCTCGATGTTCTTATTTTTTACTTTCTGGGTGAGTGCCACTAAACAGTCTTTGAAACAGAGATCTAGAGTCATCCTTATTCTCCGGGCTCGTTATATTTATACCTAACACACTTAACGCTAAAATCCACTGAGTAGTTAGTGAAGCTTCTAGAGCAGAAAGATGGGTGAGAAAAACCCCCATAACCTGGGAATCTAAAAACGTAGAGTACAATATAACAATAACAATTGTGATACTATGTAACACCCAACTTACTGCTATGGCATAACCAAAAACAGAACGCCAATGACTTTTCGGTAATTTAACCTCTAAAGGATCTACGTTCTGTTTGACCATTCTGTTCTACGTGAAACTTCATATTGTATTAATATTTTATACAATATTTCACTGATACGTTCAATGGTTTCGTGGCATCAGAGCCCTCGAATCCGGTCGTACTAGACAGTGTAGTAGCTAACCCGGAAGCAGCTAAATCTTGAATACCAGCAGAAGTACCAGGTGTGTCGGAATAGGTTAGATGTTTAATATAGGTGAAATCAAACGTATGATCATGAGCTTGATAGGTATCCCATTGTAATCCACCTACGCCGTCAGCTTCCGAAGCCAAATAACCTACACGGGATAATGAATATCGTTGCCAATAGGTCGAACTTGAATCAGCCCAACCAACCAAAAACTTGCCTTGATAGTCAGGAACTGCAAAAAACTGGCTATTGATAGTTTGAATTAATATTTCCGCGACCGTAGCTGCATCTTCCGCTCCACCTAAGGTAACTTTGACAACGCGAGTAGAAGCTGGGGCCGGTGCCGTTCCAGCACCATTAATTTCAAACCAAAATGCATAGCGCTGCCCTGACGAACTATAAATACTAATCCAACCGCCAGCAGTCATTGCCGAGGCCGCCACGCATTGGATCTCTTTAAACTGATAGCCATTCATTGCCCAACTGGTTTTATCCGCCACTGTGGCCGCTGACTCACCTGTTACAATGTTACACACAACACCATTTGGTGAGGGAGCGGGATCAGACCCAGCACCATCCTTCGTAAACCAAACATATTGATTCGAAACGGTACCACCGGACGTTGTGGTTGGCCAAAGTAAATATTCGCCCCCCGATAAGGAGGTTGCTGCCTGTGGCCCAATCGCCATTCTAAAATAACTTAATGGCGCTGATGCTGGTAAGGATTGAGGAATAGAGGTAGTCCAACCTGTCGTATTACCAATCGTGATGCCTGTATTACCATAGTAATAGTTTTCAACTTCTAATACGGAACCCGAAGACTGCAAACATAACGAATTAGGGGCAGAGCGACCAGGTGAGCCATCAATATAGCTTAATCCTGTCGTGCTGCCATCGGCCATGGCAGTATAGGCACCTGGTGTATTCAGAATAACGGCAACTTTTGTATCGTCGGTTGCATTTACAATGGCCGTAAAATAATCAGCACCTGTTCCATATCGGGGAACATAAATAGTATTACTCCAATATTTTTCTTGGAGGCGCAAATATGGAATACCTAACGCACTATAACCATAGGTTGGATATGACGTACCGTCCGCTAATAAATACCCATCAGGGACAGTTGCACACGAAAATGCATCTACACGACCAATCACCGAGCTATCGGCTATGACTCCCTCACGTGTCCGGACTAGAGGTAGATACAAATCGGAATTATCTTCCTGTGGATCTTCGAGATACCCCATAATACTATCTGTTAGGGTGACAGAATTAGTCTGAACTGGAAAACTATTTACGGTCTGACCCGGAGCTAATTCATCAGTCAAAATGAAATCAGTTGCTTTAAAATTAAAACTTGCAGTTGGATCTAAACTAATAGCAACTTCTACATAACTAGGAGTTGTACCAAGAGCTACGCCAGTTTGGTCGCCAAAATCAATCTCAAATGAATATTTATTTATACCGACGGCCATGGTTTGACTAGCGGCAACGGTTTCAGGTGCTACACTACCACCACCAGCACCGAAATACCGAATGATCTTAATATCAAACTCAACGGCTGATGCAACTGCGTTCGCCCAAAACACAAACTGGTAAACTTTACTTTCATCACCATTTGTATTTTGAAACTTATTTACATCATACCAGCGCTTACTGAGATACCGATAATCATAACTACTACCAGGAGTAGTACACTGGCATACAACATAAGCATTAGGACTAGCAGGAGGGTTAGCGGAATAAGTAGTAAAATCCTCAAAGCTAACAAAATCAATTCCACCAGTACCTGAGCTACCTCGACGATACCACCACCCACCTGGCGCGATAGGGGTATCAGATTCATAAATTTGTGTTTCGACTGGTTGATATACATCCGCTTCTGCAATCCTGTTATAGGTAAGGAATTGAGGGTTTTCAACATAGTTAATAAAGTCAGACTTATCCGTGGTACTTTCTTCGGTCAGTACAGGCCAACCATCACGAGTAAACTGCGTAGTCCCCGAACTATCAGTAACCTTAATACTATAGCGTTCTATGATACTTTCATCTGTTTCATCATAGGGGTAATAGTAAGGAAGAACGTTATTGCCCATATCATCAGCAAATGCACCAGCTGCATTTAACGTCACTGGGTTAGGCAAAGCCGTAAACATATAGCTCGGTGGTGTACCAGAAATTGTATAGACATTCTTTGGAGTTGTAGTACCTTCTTTGTAAAAGTAAACCTTACCGCCAGTTAGAGGTGCACCGGTCGTTTTATCACGAAACAACATCTCTAAGGATGGAGCAACAACGCAGTTTTCAAATGTAATTGGCATATTAGTACTCCGATTGGTTACTGTCAGCTAAATAGGACAGCAAACTGTTGGCTAGTGGACCAGACAAAGCCGGTAAAGTTTTTCTAGATTTATATAACGCTTCACCTAGAGCATTTGGTTTTGATGTTTGACCCTCTGATAATAACTTAATCATATCGTTAGCTTTTTCTGGATTTGCAACAAATCTGTTTGCAAAAAAGGATTTAGATGCTTTAGGAAAGAGCCCAGCGGCGGATGAGATTATGCCTTTCTTATGATTTACATCACTTAAAAGATTATCTTCTAAACTTCTTTTTCCAGGTCCCCAATTTACTACTCTATTAATGGAAGAAGGGAAAACATCTTTGACGTGCTGCATAGCTCTAATAGTATTAAGCTGTTCAGGGGTGAAGAAATGTTGTAGATCTTCAGGATCCATTTTATCCACACGATTTAGAAATTCATTAACGTCTAGCCCAGATTTTTTCAGGGTATCTCCAAATAAATGATTTCGTACAATAGACTTTGCGGCAGAATGGTCACCACCGAGCATAGTAGCCAATTGATCACTAGTGGACTTATACCGATTACCAGCCTGTGACATAAAATCATCTAGTGCTTTTCCAACATCAGCATTCTTCGGATAATCAATCCCAGCTTTGCGTGGGTCTCCACTACGTGTATGAGTTAAGTCATAATATTTTTTCAATGACGTCTCCACTGGAGTACCCCCACCAGCAGGCGTTAATTTCTCATAGGTGTTCACCATGGTCTGGTGTGCTAGATTAGCAGCTTCGTGCGCTTGCTTCACTTCCTCGAGGCCAGGTAAATCTAAAACCTTTTTCATTTCTGGCTTGAAAATTTTTACAACATGTTTCATCGCACCTTTAACTACTTGGTCTCCACTGGCCTGTGCATCTCGGTATAAACTGTTTAGCTGTTTATTTAAATCTAATAATTGGCTGAGACGTATAGTTGATGGTGATTGACCCACCTTTTTAAGATAGCTTGAAATTTCCTCTGTAGTAGGGGTTTGAATAGGAAGATTAGCAATGTCCTTTTGTTTATCTGCGATGCCTTCTTTAAAGGAATTAAATGGCAGTAATCGGTCCCCAGCTTTTTCGACGGCCGCATCTTGAGCGGAAAATAGGTCATTAGTATTTTTTAATGCGGATTTGTAATATGGCAGCGCATCGTGAAAACCTGTCGCCGTCGTTTTACCACCAGCTTTAATTGCATCCGCTATTTGCTCAGCAGCATAAGGTAGCGTAGCTTGAGTTTTACCTTTTGCAAAAACATCACCTAGTACTTTTCCCAGACCACCTAACGCATTCCCTCCTAACTCGGTACCTAACCCTAATGCACCACCAACCGCACCAGCAGCGAGAGGATGTTGAGCGGGAATCGCATTTGCCAGACTACCTGTAAGGATAGCTCGGCCTAATCGTGGAATTAAACCAGCGCCTTTTACTGCCAAATTAGCGACCCGTGTGGCAGGGATGGACGATCCACCATATTCATATAGCAATTTATCCAGTGGAGAAGGATCTGACTTAACACCAAGTGCATCACGAAACTTTTTCTGATAGTCAGTTTCATTTATCCAATCTTTTGCACTTTGTCCGCCAAACTTGGAACTAATCTCCGAGTATTCCCTTGGAAGCAGATTGGCTAAGCTTTCTACGGTGTGAGGCACGGTACCTGCAGCAGACGCAAATGTACCTAAAGCACTGTCCCTTTCTTCTGGAGTAAGCACAGGACGCATCATATTAGATTTAATTCTATCACGCATTGGTATAGATGAACGAGCTATCATTATGTCGTGTAGAGAAGGAGTAGAAATTTGAGGTGTAGTCAAAGGTTCAAAAGTTTCAGGATGAACTTCTACCCCAGCAGATACTTGGGATCTCTCGGGATTAGAGGACGAAATTTCATTGACGAGTGTTCCATATTCTTTTGCCATACTAGTTATTCCTTAAAACAGAGGAGTTAGGAAAATTATTTAGTTCAGCATCTACGAGATTAGCTGGTACCCGGAACACTTTACCATCGCCGTGCCTAATAAAGTATTCTCGGCCTTTGTCAGTTGTGATAGATCGTAAGTTAGGTTGAAGACGCCACATAGGCATGACGTAATCTGCGCGCTTATTTACATCCAATGGCTCACCACGTTTAGCATTAGCAAAGGTATCGCTGTAAACTTTATTTCTATAGTTCATAAGCATCTTAAGTTCGCGACTAAGTTTGTCAGCCGTAAGTTGAATTGTCTCTTTATCTAATAACGATTTTGGTAAGTCACCAAGCTTGCTTTGCAAAACATTTTTAGTATCTTCAATACTTGGTCTTGTCATGCGAGCCTGCAAACTATCGAGCTCAGTATATGGAACACCATTTTTAAAGAATCTAGAGGTTAAATAATCAGACGCTTGATCAGCATTACCCTTGATTGCAGCTGCTACGGCTGCCATAGGTACATTCCCAAGACCTCGGCTAACGGTACTTCTCCCATACAAATTACCACGGTCCGATAAATAACCTGCGGTTTTACCATCTACGTATTGATCATCAAGCTTAGCTTTTTCTGCCGGCGTTAATTCATACTTAGTGCTATTAGGATTCCCACCAAATGACTTAATGTAATCAAGTGGTGAGCCACTATTTCCCTGCATCCTCCATTGAGCATATTGCGCTGGTGATGAACTATTGCCATATAGAATGGCTTCATCATTATCGGTTAGTGACTGTTTAATATGTCCAATTGCTCTGGCTTCTTTTTCACTGTTGGCCGTTCCATATCCTGCTATCATCGCATCTCGTAAATAAGCATTCAGATCATGAGAGCTAGCTGGAAAGTTCGACGTAGAAGTTATATGGTCACCCCCTAATTTAGCGACGGATTGAGGAGATGTTGGCTGTTGTTGTGGTGTTGAATTCCCAGTAATTAGTGAGGGATTAACCCCATAACCCGATTTGAGTAACGCATTGGCAAGAGCTGACTTTTGATCGCTATTCATCAACTCCAACATTGGATTGTTCAGCTTATAATTAATTTCTCTGGATCTAGCTTGGCTACCTAAAATTTGAGCCTTTTGCAATTCAGCCGCTGTAGGAAGTAAAGCTTTTAATTTTTCATTGCCTAATTGGGTTTCCTGTAACTTAGCAGCTGCCTGTGGCATGCCATATTGTTCATCGATACCCTGACTCAACTTCTGCTGTGCAAGTTTAGACTGCAACATTTGGTGTTCTAATGCATCACGCAAATAGTCTGATGCAGTCTTAGCACCAGTGTCCATAGCCGCGGCAATCCCCCCTACCCCACCGACTTGGTCGGGGGAGGGGGTTGGAAGCGTGAAAATAGGGCGTATATCAAGTGCCATAACGTTATCCTATAGTAAAGAGGAGAGGGCGCTCATAGCCGCACCACCTAATTTACCCCAAAAACTTGAATCACCTTGGTTTTGGGCTTCTTGCTGTTGGGCTGCCATTTGGGCCTGAGCAGCTTGAATAGAAGCTAATGCACTAGCCAAATCTCCTGCAGATTCTCTACCCTGAGAATATAAACCACCCTCCAGCCCTTGCTCGCCTTGCAGACCCATTTGATATTGGCCTAAGGCTCTCTGCATATAATTATTATAATCTTGATTAGCTAGGTTAGCAGCAATGGTTTGATCTTGCTGTCGTTGAAGTGGAGTACCTAATAGCCCTTTAGCTGCAGCCTGATTACCTGCCGCAACCATCGCTTGATTAAGAGTATTCTGATAGCCAGGTGATTGCTGATAACCAGCACCAATCTGTTTCATTATAGATGTTGGATCACTAATAAGATTTCGATAGTCACCCCCTAAATCCATGAGATGGCCGTACGCCTCTTGGCCGTGCTGAATATAAGGGGATAGATATTGCTGAAGTGTAGACCCCATCTGATTAAAATATGGATTAGCGGCATCCATTGGCGATTGTTGATGACCGCCAAATAATTTAGCTAACAACCCACCAGCAGCACTACCATACAATGCTGGATTGTCTTTAATCGAAGAACCTAGCTTGCTGTACCAGGGCGCTGATGGTTCTGATAACATACCACCACCTGACGCGCCGAGAGGTTGTCCTAAATTATTTGTTGAGTTATTTCCCAAACCTTCACCGTATGCCATAGTATTTCCTCAAGGTGTTGTGGTGATCGTTTCCCATCCACCACTACGTTTCATCTTTGGCAAGTTCGCTGTACTATCATAAACCATAGTTCCTAGCGGTGCACTAGATTCTAAATCCGTCAACTGAGTAGTGCTGAGATGAGGTAACCGAAAACCAGTCTCACTCAAGTTGCTTTGTAAGTAAGTAACGAGCTGAGTTAAAAATAAAGTGCCATCCGAAGTTAAATGCCCATCTGGCATAACCAGGCTTGACCTTATAACTTGTGGAATCGCATTTATAAACTTATCCATCAATAAGCACTCACTACTCCGTCGGTTATCACAAATCTATTCTTACCCAAAAAACGAAACTGAAAAGTTAAACAGTTGCACTGCCCTAAATTAAATAATTCATATCTGTTTGCATAGCGACCTACTGGGCGGTATGGAATCCGGACCCAGGATGACCAAGACTCACCAGAGTTCTTTGACAGCTGAGCTTGAATGACAGGAGTATAACTTGGTTCATTATAGTTGTTAGGGTCAGTACCCTGCTGCAATGTAAATCCTGCATAAGAAGGCACAAAAGTCGATGCGCCAGGCAATCGCATATGCGAAGTAATACGTATGCGCGGAATTTCAAACTCACCGGCAGCGCCATAATCGTAGGTATAAAAAACCGAGTCCATTTCAAAAATGTCACCGTCGGTACGACTAACAAAATAATGCTTATTATTATAGAATACTAAATCTTGAGCAATGTGTGCCTGTTCATCTTCATTAGACAAAGAAATAAACGTCTTAGAAGTAAAGTCATAAGCAATCGTAAAGTTATCTTCCTGATCTGAAAAAGTCAGCTGATAAAATAAATGACCATCTTGCTCATAGAAAAAAGCCGTTGCTCTTTCCGGATGTTGTACTTGCGATAACTTAAAAGTAATACCGTCAGTCGATAAAGGGATGACTTCATTTCCCGTGGTATAGACAATCACTAATCCAGAGGTCTGGTTCTGAGCAAGCCAACATAAAATATTATCTTCTATAGCGATCGTATTTGGATTAACGACACCATAGTCAATGCTCTGAACTGTGGAACGTTGATAGGGAAATAAATCACTACCAGTGTCATACCAGAGTTCAGTTACTGCTTTACCCATCACATAAATCATTGCGCCTTTACCAGGCGCTGCGACCGTTGCCTGCGGAATATCTGCCTTAGTTGATAAAGTACCAACATAAGCCGAGGTCTCAGGAAAAATAGCACCGTTGTCTGTCTTAGATAAAAACCAAAATGCATCGTTCCCAGAAATATCAGCTACAATAAAACGACCATCATGAAATGTTACATAGCCAGGCGTAAACGTGATTGGTGTACTGCCATCAGTCGTCGCTTGATCAAAATTACCAGTATCATAATTATAAATATAAAGATTCTGTTTGTCAGAAATAATAATCTGCGAAAGAGTATTTTCGGCAATGAATACATCACCAGATGAAGTGTTTAAAGTGCCGACAGGATCATGTCCATAGTTCTGGTCAATCACGTAAACCTTGTCAGAGATTACAGCAATCATTCTATCTAAGCGAACACTGCTATATAAACCTCGACCCTCCCCATTCCCGATGACCGAAATCACCTGCCTGTAACCAGCGTATGGTACGAGAAACCCATCGCTAACAAGCATATTCCAGGTTTGCGCAATAGAAATTTCTGGATAGCGACCGTAGGTATTGCCACCTACCATGTCCAGTTTAAATTCGTTTTGTTTATAGGCAGCAGGAATCACTAGAAACCTCCAATCGGTCTATAACCTTTACCTATATTCACATCACCCCAGTTCAGACCGTTCTGTCCTTGATACGGGGTAATTTTATTCATGCGTAAATCTGGGGGACTGACATAAGCCATTTTTTCGCGAAGCTCCATGAGCCGACGCTGGAGTCCGGGGACCCGTTCAATTTTGTATTCATCACAGATACTGCCAGCTAATTCATAGCGTAGATACTCAATGTAATAGCGATCAATCAGAGTTTCGAGATCCTGATTTATCGTCACATTACCTAGGGCAAATTTTCCCCATAGCACCATATCGTAAGCAGCGTCTGGCAAGAAATAAAGATAGACATCCGCGCCTCCTAGCCTTCGTTCAAAATGCCAGTTGAACGGCAACGCATCAATATTATTTACCCTACCGGAACCAAAATATTCTTCGCGCCCTACTGGGCTCATCTTGTATCGGAC